CTGCTAATAGAGTATCTGTTTCTGGTTGTACCTGCACTTCTAATTGTCCTGTAGATATTGCCTGATTGCTATATCCAAAGCTATCAAGTATGTTTTTAGCCCTTACAGAGCTTAATTCTTGTGCTTGTGTAAGTGTTAGCCTAGTATTTGTACCTAGTTTAGAAATACCTAACTGCCACCCTAAGCCATCTAATGTAGCATTATTGAGCAGTTTAAAAGCATCAACACACTTCAACTTAGTTTCTGAATCAGATCCTTGTGCAGGATAATTAACAGGAAAGCTTTCAACAAAACCATGAAAAAGAGTATATGTAGAGCCACCATAATCAGCTTTTATTCTTATTCTTTTTAATGGTTGTATTTTAGATCTGTTATTTACTGCATCATAATAATGTGTTGTTTGATTAGGGCTAAACCTGTTATCTGTGTTATCTAATACAATAGTTACTGCAGCAGGATTGAAGTTAGATAGGTTAGTTGCTCTACCTCTGCTGATACTAAATCTTCTAAGATAAGCAGAAACATCAGTCCAAGTCTGTGAGCTATCTAGTGGATTAGAGTCAAAAGCAATCTCTACTGTTAAATCAACATTAGAATCAAAAGGAACACTCATTAGCTAATTGCATAACCTTTTTTGGCTAATCTTTCTTGTGTTACTTGTAAAAAATCCTCTGCATTGTCTGAAAGCTCTACTTTAACTGTTACATCTGTTGCTGCAGATTTTAAACCTTTATCAACATTACTGTTATCACTAACAAGAGGAGTAGGAACAGGAGTTGGCTCTGGAATAGGTGGAATATCAGGATCTGCATCTGGATCAGGTCTAGGAAATCCTAAATCTGGAGCTGTTTCAAAAGCTCTAAATCTTCTATATGCTTCCAGATTTCTTTCTAAAGCACTTGTATATTTATCTGTTGCTTTTTCACTATCCTCTGTTACATCTATAATTTCATAAAGTAAATCTTTTCTTTTTTCTTGTGCTAAGTTTTGATTTTCTAATGATTTTTGTAAGTTTTGTTCTGCTAAATCTAATCTCTCTCTTGCTAATCTAAGTGCATCTGAGTCATTAGCTAGCTCAAACTCTGCCTCTGCTAACTCTGCCTCAGCTAAGGCAAGTTCTGCAGTTACATCTTTGCCATTTTGTTTAGCTTGTGTAAGTAATGCAATTTGTGTTGATAATTCATTTTTTCTTATTGCAGCTTCTGCATCTCTAACATTTTCATCAATTTGTAATCTTTCTAAATCTTTAGAAGCTTGATTTCTGTTCTTAGTTGCTGTAGCAACATTATTATTAGCAGAAGTGATTAAATCCATTATCTTTGATCTCTCTAGCTCTAAATTAATATTTGACATTATCAAACTATTTTGTTCTCCAAATATTGGATTAAGTTTAGTTCTGATAGTGTCTGAAAGCTTTTTAGTCTGTGTTTCATTAGTTAGCAAACCAAGTCTAGTTTTCTGTAAGTTAGTGAACTCTTGTGCATAAGCATTGTTCATCTGATTAATAACATCTAAGAAATCTAAGGAAAGCCCTGTATTAGTTATGATTTGTACAGAATTTTCATTAAGTATCTCAGTTTCTTTTTGCATCTCTTTGTTAAGAGTTTCTAAAGCATCAGCATCTCCATTAAGTGCATTTTGCCCTAATATGAATGTTCTAAAATATTTATTTAATTCTTTGTTCCCTCTTTGTGTAGCATCAACAGTTGCAACAATAGCATCATTAATTAATCCAAAGCCTGAAACAACAGCAGGAGATACATCACTAACAAAATTGTTAAAAACTTGTAAAAGCTCCCCTGCAGCAGGTAATAATTCTGCACCTACTTCCTCTCTTAGTTCTTGTGTTGCTGATCTAGTTAATAACATCTGAGCAGCAAATCCACCTGCTTCTCTCTCTGCATTACCAATTTGTACTGCAGCTCTTTCAAATATTAATTCAGTTGTTGCTAAGGCTTTCTCTTGTTTAGTAAGTTCATCAGCACTTCTTTTACCAGTCATTGAGAATGCTTTAGTTTGTACCTCTGCTTCTTGTACAGAAATACCATAAGTTTTTAGAGCTTCTCTTTCTCCAACAATAGCTGATCTAAAAGCCTGTAAAACAGGAGTTGCACCTGCTGTTATGTTGTTGAATGAGGCAATATCTCCTGCTAAAGAGAATAATCTAGCTGATAAATCTGCTGATTCATTTTGTGTAAATCCTAAACCCTGAGCAACAGCACCAAAAACACCTACTAATTGTTTAGCCTCTGATGTTGTCAAACCAAACATATTGGCATTTTTTTCTAATTCTAAACTTAGTTTTTCTGCTGCACCACCAAAAGTAGTTCCAAAAGCTCCTGCAGCTTCTTGTGCTGCTGATGCTGCTTGTATTGAAGAAAGTGCAAAGTCTACAAGTTGTTTAGCTGCAAAAGCTGCTGCACCTGCAATAGCTCCTTTAGTAAGGCTAGACATACCTGCAGCAAATTGTGCATTAGATTTAGCTGCATTATCAACATCTTTATCTAATTCTTTAGTAGATTTAGAAACTTTGTCTAAACCCTGTGAAGTTTTGTTAGCTCCTGTGAGCTTTAAAAACATTTCTAAAGTGGCTCTTGCCATTCTTATCTCCTCAATTTAGATTGAGCCCTAGCCTCTGTTATGGCTTTTTGCTCTTTCTTGTTCTTATCTATGTAGTATAACTTCCAAGACTCAAATTCTTGCACACTCAATGATTTTCTTAAAGTGTCAACAGTCATACCTAAATCCATAGCTAATCTAAATTCAAAAGCTAACTCCTCATTGTTCTGGAAACTGATCAGCTATAGAAGCTTGATCCTCCTTAGTCCAAGCCATGCACCTATAAATTCCCATTAGGATTTTATCTACTATATTAGGTGTTGCTTTAGCATAGAACTTTTCAACTTGTTCTAATGATTCAAACTCTGGATCTTTTAACCCTGTAAGCAATAGATGCTTTTCAAAGAGTACCTCATCCCTTACACCATCAACCTCTGAAAGTTGATTTATTTTAACTGCATCAGCTTTAGTTAACCCTGTAACAATGACTGTTGCATCCCATTCAGAAATCTCTATTTCTTTAGTAGGAAGTGCAGGAGCATTAGATATATCATCTAGTTTAAGCCTCTTCATGATAACCTCTTTCTGTTGTGAATTACTTAATGTTTATTTTAAGCAGTTCCCTCAGTTACATCTCCAGAAACTTGAAAAGCAGCTGTAAAAGTAACAGCTCCACCTATATCAGGTGTTCTATCATAAGAAGTCATTATTGCTTCTCCTGATGCTTTAGGATTTCCTCCTGTAGTTCCAATTGGATAGAACTCAAAAGATCCCTCAACTCCAAGTATTCCAGATAAGTAACCATCAACAGTTGCATCAAAAGAGCCTGAGATTGTTAGTGTTGCATCTTTAAGTCCTGCTACAAAAGCTTTAGAACTATTACTAAATGCTGAAACCTCAGCTACATCAGCAGTTCTTGAAATAGAAACATCAGTAAGAACATCAGAGATATCTCTTAAAGTTCCACCAGAATCATCAATCTTGAATGCTGCATTCTTTCCATGTGTAAATGTTGGCATTTATCTTTCTCCTCTATATTTATTTCTGTGCAAAACTAACTGCTGCTGTTATGCTACCTGATCCACCAAAAGTTAGAACAGCTCTTGCATATCTTGCAGGATTAGTATCACTTGTTATTAATTCTGATGTTGTACCTGTTGCCTGAGTAAAAGTTATATAATCAGAAAAAGTTACATTATCAGCACTTGTTTGTATTTTAACATCTAATGTTGGAGATCCACTACTTACAGTACAATGTAGCACTCCTGCACCACCATTAGTACCTGCAGCACCATAATCAACTCCTGTTTCATTAGATGAACTTGTTATAGCAGTTGGAGCAAGTAAGCTCTTTCCATTGTGTGCATCTCCATCAAATTGAAATGCTACAGCTACTGCAACAACTGAGCCAATGTCTGCTGATCTATCATAAGAAGTTTCAATGACATTACCAAACTCTGTTGGATTGCCTCTTGTATGTCCAATAGGAGCAATAGTAAAAGCACTACCTGAACTACCTAGTTGAGATAAAAACTCTGCATCTGCATCTGGACTTGAACTCTCAAAATAACCTGAAAGAGTAACTGTACCATCTTTTAAACCTGCTATATAAGTTTTAGAACTTGCTGTAAATGTTGAAGTTTCAGCTACATCTGCTGTTAAAGATACACTAGCATCTGTAAGAGTTGTAGATAGATTTGTATTATCTAATAGTACAACAGCATTTTTACCATGATTAAATGTTGGCATTTATTCCTCTTCCTCTTTAGCTATTTTACTATCAAATTTTACTGCTGCTTTATTCTTTATCAAACTTTTAGCAATCTTCTCTGGTACTTCACAAATCTCTCCTGCTTCACACCTTATTTCTTTACCATCTTTATCAGGATAATTACTTCCTATTAATATTTTTATTTTCATTATGCTATTACCTCTATGTTAAATGTTACACCAAGAAAGCTAGTTCCCTGTGTTACTTCATACTCTCCATAATCTGTTGCACTTATAACTCTAACAGACATAGCAGCACCACCCAAAGTTGGATCACTCTCTATAGCTGCTTTCACTGAGGTTGCACCAGATGAGGCTAAATAAGCATCTACACCATCTTGTGCAGTCTGAGCATCTACTCTTGATATATACACCACTACAGGTATCTCATAGGTATCTGAGCCTCTAGCCATTGTTGAATCATAGTTTAAACTATTCAATGGAGCTACTAATGCTATAGGTGGATCTATAAAGTCTGGAACATACTCATAAGCAGTTAATCCAGATATTGTTTCTAAATTTGTTTTTAAACCATCTCTAATGCCTGTTAAGGTAGCCATTATTTTACACTCCTAGCTATATCTCTTGCTATAGATTCTAACATATCCTCTGCTCCTGCTTTTATTTCTTTCTGCTTTTCATAAACAACACCACCAATGAAAGGCTTCATCTTCAAACCTCTCTTAGATATTGCTCTAGCAACTAAGAATGGATTTAATTTAGGTGTCCCTCTTTTAGCCCACTTAGCAAGACTACTACCCTCTTTGTAAGGTGGAAAGAAAGGCTTAGTTCTCTTTACAGGACTGAATCCTCTAAAGATTGGCTTACCATGTATGAAAGGAGATGTTGGACTACTAGAAGCTAATTTAAAGCCCTCAGACATCCTCAGCCTGTTAGTGTTACCTAATTTAGCAGTAAATACACTTCTTCTAGTATTACCTGTGTTTTTATTGCCTCTCCCTGCTTGTGATCTAGGAGATGGAGGTAGGCTTAATCTTGCTAATGAATCATCTTTTAATTCTTTGGCTAAATCATTAAAGAAATCATTACTTCTTTTATTCCAGATAGTTTGTGAATTGATTGCCTTAGATAAGTCTAAAGCTCCATTTAGAGTAAGTTTCATTATGTAACAAAAACAGAAAAACCTGCACCTTTTTTGTGGGCAGGTTTCTGCAAAGTTCCTTTACAGCTTTTCATCTGTAAGCTCACTATCATTGTTGTGACTAGAACTTATATAACTAATATAATAAAAATTTGTCACACTGTCAAGCATATTTAAAAATAATTTTATACACCATATTGCCTATTGTTGTTTATTGCTGTTAAGCCAACATAAGGTCTACCTGATGCAAGAGTAATTGTTGATTTTTTAAATCTTTTACATAAAGTTTTTACATCTGGATCAAGCTCAGAAAGAAATATAATTGGAGCTTGTCCTGTTTCTGGATTACCACTAAAGCCCATTGGACTGTTTTTTCTTTGCCAAAATCTAGTAGCTTGTATTAATGCAGCTTGTGTTATAGCTTCTGGAATATAACCTCCTGCATTGTGTTGATCAGGAAAGCCAAACTTAGCAGTAATTTTTAAGCCTTTAGGATGGCTAGTTGGAAGTATTTTGCCACCATTCTCTATAGCCATAACTATTTTATCAAAAGGCATTGTAGGTGTTAGTTTGTCTGCATTGAGTGGATATAAATAATAATCTGTATCTAAAACTAAAGTCTGATCATCTGTGCCATCTTGATTAAGTGTTTTAACTACTAACCCTGTAGTTGTAGCTATATCATCAATAAAAGCATAATCCATAAACTCACAGTCATAATATCTAGTTTCTGCTGTTTCACTTTGTATAAACTCTCTTCCTACAAAGTCATCAATGGCTCTACAAGCAGCATCAATAGCAATATCAAGATTAGCATCTTGCCCTGTGCCTGAAATACCAAGCCAAGTTTTTACATCAGCTTTATCTACATACTGTGTGTGAGCCATTTAATTACTTATCCTCTTTAGGTTTAACAGCTTTATTTTCTACTTTTTTAACTGCTTTTTTCTTAGGTGTTTCTAATTTAACATCAGGCATAGGATCTCCCATACTTGCAACAAGAACA